CCACACTACGGCGGCGGGGTGACGGTCCAGGCCGACTACGATGCCATCGAGGAATTGCAGGAGAACCGCACCGAGATTTCGACGCGCAACCAGATGGGCGTCGGGGCGGGCTATATGTCGCTGAATGAGGCGCGCCTGCGCGAGGGTCTGGACGCGCTGGGCAAGGATTACTTTCTGATTGGCGGACGGCCGATTGACCGCGCCGCCCTCGAAGCGGGCGACCTGTCGGCGCTCGAACCGCCCCCCCCGGCCTCACCGTTCGGCTTCCCGGCGGCCAGCCTGTCGGCTCCCGCACCGCTGGCCCTGCCGTCCGGCGACAAATCCGTGGCGGTGACGATCATCAACGAGGCCGGGCGCTCGGAAGCGGAGATCATCGAGGGCGCGCTGGTCGACAGCGCCGCGGCCGACCTCAAGCGCTGGCAGAAGAAAGTCGGCGCAAAGGGGCCGCAGGCGCCCTTCCAGTCCGAGTATATCCCCTCGGCGGTGGCCGACTGGCTGCGCGCCGACCTGAAGGCCTGGGACGGCGAGAGCGATCGGACGGCCTCGATCAAAGGGGCTTTCGAGCGCGCCGCGGCGCAGCTCAAGGCTGATGACGCTGATCTCGCCACCCCCGAAGAATTCGAGGCCTACTGGCGCGGCATCGGCGGCCTGTTCGAGGCGGTGGCCGCCACCTTCGCCGACTCCTGGGCAGGCCTGCCGGACCAGATGGCCGCCGCCCTGCGCGAGTCGGGGCAGGCCGGGGCCGAGACCGACCTGGTGGGCGTGCTGAGTGCGCTTGAAGAGAGCCTGGTCGGCGAGCTGGTCGGCAGTGCCGAAACACCGGGCTCGCTGACGGCGCTGGTTCTGGCCGGGGCGGCGCGCGGCAACGACCTGCTGCGGGCGGGCAAGTCCACCAAACAGGACGAGCTGCCGATTGCCTGGGACGTGCTGAATGAGCAGGCGGTGGAGTGGGCACGGGCCTACGGCTACACGCTGGTGCGCGGGATCAACAGCACAACAGTGCAGGTGTTTCAGGAGAAGATCGCAGACTGGATCGCCAAAGGCGGCACGCTGGAAGACCTGGCGCGCTATATCCAGGGCGACCTGGCGGGGCTGGACATCCCCGCGGGCTGGTCGCCGGGCAAGATCGCCTGGGCCACCTCGCCCGAGCGGGCGCACCTGATCGCCCAGACCGAGACGACGGTGGCGTACCATGAAGGCGCGGTCTCTCGCTGGGAGCAGGTCAACGTGCATGAGGGATTCTGGCGCACACAGCAAGACAGCGCCGTCGACGACAAGCTGTGCCGCCCGCTCAATAACGTGGTGGCGAAGCTGCGCGAGGGCTGGCTGCACCCCAAGACGGGCAAGCGCTACTTTCCGGGCAAGATTCATCCCGGCTGCCGCTGTTTTACAGCCCCGAAGGTGGCCGCCTGATGGCAACCTTCACGCTCGATACGCGGCAGTGGGAGGCCTGGCGGGACGCCTTCGACCGCCTGATGGGCCCCGGCCAGGCGCAGGTCTTACGCGCCGGAGCCGACGCAGCGGGCGTGGCGCTGGACGGGTTTGTGCGCTCGACCCTGCCCCCGGTGCGGCAGAGCCGCACGCCGTCGCCGCTGCGCACCCCGCGCCAGCGCCGCTGGTGGTGGGCCACGCTCAACGCCAAAGCGCGCGGCGATCCCAACGCCCGGCTGGCGCTGCCGGGCTGGAAAGCGGTCTACAAACGGATCGACGGCAAGAAGCGCCTGGTCATTTCGGGCGGCTACCGGCGCACCGGCAAATTAATGCAGTCGATGACCTGGGACGTGGTGGCGCGCGGCGACGGGGTCGAAGTGCACTACGGTACCAACCGCAGCTATGCGCCCTACGTGGTGGGCCTGCCGGACGATCCCGACGTGCACCTGCGCCAGGCGCAAATTCACCAGGGCAACTGGACGCCGCTGGCCTCGATCGCCGCGGCACATCTAGACAGCATTACCGAGGCATTTCAGGCCGCCGCCGTCCGCGAGACGGCCCGGCAATTAGGCGCAGGAGGCTAAGATGGCAGCAGGACCGGGTGGAACCACGAGAGCGCGAACCACAGTTGACGTGACGATTGCCGCTGGCGCGGCGGTTTCCAATGCCGTCGATTTTTCCAAGTGGGCAGGCGGTAGCGTGATCATGCCCGCTGCCTGGACGGCGGCTGATCTGGGCTTTCAGATTTCAGATGCCGAGGACGGTACCTATGTGGTGTACGCGGATCGGCTCAATCAATTCGGCACGGATGTCAGCATCGATGGGCCTGAGGCAAGTCGTGGCTATCCGCTGCCGGGCTGGGTTTTTGACACGCACTGGGTCAAGCTGTTTTCGCACGACGGCAGCGGTACCGGCGAGAACCAGGACGCCGAGCGCACGCTGACGCTGCTGCTCAAGAGCTAGGGGCTGATCATGACGCAAGCCTTCAAACAATCGCGCGCCTGCCTGGAACAGAAGATTCCGCATCTCCTGGCCTCCGGCTACCCGCGCGAGCAGGCCATCGCCATTGCCTTCAGTGAGTGCGAGGGCAAAAGCTGGGACGACCTGAGCGACGATCAAAAGGCCGTCGTGCTGGGCTGGTTCCCGGCCAAGCGCTGCGCCAACTGCACCCAGATCAAAGCGCTGGGCAACGGGCGCGTCGGCGGCTATGGCGTGGTCTGGGGCGACGGCGAGCACCGCGATCTGGAGGGTGATTACTTCACGCCGCAGACCGACTTCTCGCTGACCGGCCTGCCGGTCCTGCGCTTCGGCCAGAAGGCGACCATCTCGGTGCCCTGGCTCTACGATCATGCGCTCCAGGATATACCGGAGGCGTGGAAAGTCACCGGCACGGCGATGGATTACAAAGTGGGCGTGGTCGACACGATCCTGATGGATGACATCGGGTTGTGGATCGAGGCGCAGGTCGACGCTCACAAGCAGTGGGCGGAGATCGTGCTTGACCTGATCGACCGCGGGATGCTGCACTGGTCCAGCGGATCGGTGCCGCACCTGGTCAAGGCCGCGTCCGACGGCTGGCTGAAAGGCTGGCCGATTGTGGAATGGAGCAGCACGCCGACGCCTGCCGAACCGCGGCAGACCGACCTGCTGCGCCTCAAGCATTACGCAGGGAGTTCTCAGGAGGCCAGGCCGACGCCGATAGGCGCGCCAGACAAGGGCGCGCGCGGGCTGCCGGGTGCCGATCCTGTTCAATCACCGGATACCCTAAGTTCCAATGGAGAGTCATCCATGCAGACAGCACTGGAAATCAAGACCGCCCAGGTGCACGCGCTCTACGCGGACAGCATCGGCGCGGCGGTCAAAGAAGGCAATGCCATCGAAGACGCGGCCCGTCCGGCAGCCGAGCTGCTGGCCGAGCTGGCGGGCATCGATGTCGAGCAGGCCTTGCAGCTGGTGATCGACATCGTCGCTTCCCACGCGGGCGGCGGCGGTGAAGAAGCCCCCGCTGAAGCTCCTGCCGACGGCGGCGCGATGATGAGCGCCGATGATCTGGATGCCCTGGTCGACGCCAAAGTCAGCAAGGCGCTGGAAGTCGAGCGTAAGGCCAATGGCGGCTACCTGACCAAGAACATCCAGGTCATGAAGCGCGCGCTCAAGCCGATGGGCCTGGGGCAGTACATCAAGGCGGTGCGCGATCACGATCACGCCGCTTTGGCCGCGCAGCGACCACTCATTCGCCAGGGCTACAAGGCGATGGGCATCAACCCGGATACGACGGGCGGCTATGTGGTGCCCGTCGAGCAGTCGATGGAAATCATCGAGCTGCTGCGCGAAACGGCGCGAGTTGTACCGCTCTGCATGCCCTGGCCGATGGCCAGCGATACCGTCACCGTTCCCAAAGTGACCGGCCATTCGACGGTGCGCTGGCTGGGCGAAAATGCCCAGATCCTCGATTCGATCCCAGAAGTCGGACAGGTCATGCTGCAAGCCAAGAAGGCGGCCTGCTTCGTCAAGGTCGGCAACGAACTGATCGACGACAGCAGCCCGGATGCTGAGGCGCTGGTGCGCCAGTTGATTGCTGACGATTTGGCGGAGGAATGGGATCGCGTGATCCTGGAAGGCTCGGGCGTCGGCTCGGAGCCGATGGGCATGGCGAACCATCCCGACACCACCAAGACGGCGCTGAATGCCACGCCGACCTACGCCATTC